AGAAATCAAAAATATCCATATTCAGTTTCTCATACAAGAATTGCAAAAGAAAAGAACATAGAAATTGTATTAATGGCAAACTCAATTTTACCAGAAGAGAACAAGATTTACATTGTTGGGAAACAAAGCAGTATGAGGTATGTAAATTTTGTTTTATCGAAATCATTTCCAGAGTGGAAAGAATTCTACTTGGGAACCCAAGAAGATTGTGGGTATGAAATCTATGACTTACTGTCTTGCACAAACTCATGCATAGATATGAGTTTGTTAGAAAACTCAGATTCCTCTGCGCAATATTCCTTCTTGGAAATTATGGATGCTCTGGTTCATATCTCATCATTAATAAAAAATGGATTCAAGGAGAAGGAGATATGAAGTATGGTGTAAATTGTGATGCTGTTGAAGACCACGAACAACTTGCAAATGCCGTCTTAGAAAGAAAACAAAATCTTGATTACAGGGAAACCCTTGAAAATGTAAGTCCGAAAAGAGTTATCCCAAAATGGATAGAGGCGATAAATGGCTAGTCCAATTAAAAACAATCCTTTTACTGCAGAACAGCATCTAAAATATTTTGCCGAATTTGTTCAGGCTGTCCAAGAAGCTGGTGGGACAACTCCGCATATGCTTATGACTGTAGAGGCAGCCTCGAGGCAAAAAAGCCTTGAAGAAAAACTTTGGTGGGCTGGTTGCTATCTATTTGTTTACAACTTTGCAACTGCAGAATTGATTAATATGACTTGGCGTCCAGGTTCTTGGAGTGACCCAAAAGAAATATCAGAATGGGCAAGAGAAAACTGGAAAGGAATTAAATTCCGAAAAGAAAGAAAGGCAGCCCGTTCTCCAGAGAAACTAGCAGAATGCATGTCAACTTATTATGAATTTCAAAAAGCCGTTCCGCATCTTTCATGGTTTAAAGACCCAATGATTTCAGCAAAAGACCGCTACAATTTGGCGTTCGAAGAAGTATGTGAACACGTAAAGTATGCCGGACGCTATATTGGTATTCGCTGGGTTGAAGTGATGCGAAGGCTTTTTGACTTAGATATGCAAATGCCTGACCTGCGTCCAGAAGACGGCGACCATCCTCGTAAGGCTTTGGCACTAATGTTTCCAGAACATGAGATTGCATTGATGGGAGGGAATAGCGATGCTGAAATTGCGGAAACAAATTCAGTGGTCGAAAAACTTCTTAGTGTTTTGGAAAATAAATTCAAAGTCAAAACAGACTACTATACAATTCAAAGTTTGCTTTGCGAATACAAGCAATCTGTGCTTTCAAAAAAACAATTTCCAGGAAAATCAATTGACAGCGAAATTTCCTATTGGAACAAAGTTGTTGAATATTGGGGAGAAGAATATTCCAAAAAAAGCATAATATGGGATGTCCGTGAAAAGATTTTCCCATCCTGGGTGCTCGGTGAAAAGAACGGATGGAATGGTGTTCGCGAAGAGCTTGGTGAAATTCTGGTAAAGCACGAATACACATGGAGCGATAAAATTTATGACTACCGAAAAACAACTCTCACTTTCGGAGGTTTTGGAAATCCAGTCCTTAGAGACCCTAACAGAAAAACAATCCTTGAGGAGAATTAAAATGTACGAAATTATTCCTGGGAAATTGTATCAACGTGGTGAGTTCTTAAAATTTTCTCTTGAAGAAAAGATTGCAGAACTGGATTCAAAAAACATCACAATGATTGCAAATTTGATTGGAAGAAGGGACGATGAACTTGCGTTCAGAGAACCTTATTTCTATTGGCATTTTCCAATCCCAGATGGAAAGCTTACTGACAGTGTAAAAGCTACTTTGCTTGAATATTCTGAGATTTTTACAAAGCAATTAAAGACAACAGAAAAGGCAGCCCTGGTTCATTGTCATGCTGGAAGAAACCGTTCTGCTCTTTTTAGTGCATTGATTGCTGTACAGTATCTTGGAATTTCCGGGAAAGAATCAATTGAGTACCTAAGAGAAAAAAGGCCAAATGCCTTGGCAAACGAAAATTTTGTCAAATGGCTGGAGAACCTTCATGAACTTACACGTAAATAAGTATTCAGAAAACTTATATTTCCGTGGCTTTACCAACAAACTTGATAAAAATTCTTTGAAGTCAATTGCTGCCATGGGTAAAATCAAGGTTGTAATTGACCTGACAAAACACCCAGATACACGTTGGCAGGATTTCACGGAATTCATTTCCTGTCATATTCCAGAAGGGCATACGGCAAGCGTTATGCAGATAGAAAGGCTTTCTGAGGCTATTCAAGAAATGTCAAAGACAAAGAACGTCTTGGTGATTTCATATTTCGGAAAGAATCGTGCTCCGGCTATTTGTGCAATGGCAGACCCTTCCAACAAAGAAGCTTTAATTAAAGAAGGTTTTTTAACCAAAGATTTTTTTAGGAGTCTAGTATGAAGGTAATTGCAATAGCCGGAGAACCCGCAACCGGCAAGTCAACATTGATGATTGAGTTGATAAAATCCATGAATTCTATTGAACACAAAATAGAGGATATACCTGTCCAGATTCTCTGGAGAAAAGACCCGAGAAGAGGCAACACAAACGACGTTTGCGTTTTGGGAATATATGAGCCAGGGGAAACCTTTGGTGGCACCGACCGTCTTTCTATGAGCATCCAGCCAAAGGTTATACAGGCTTTTCCAAAGTTTGAGACTACTTTTAAGTATGTTCTCTTTGAAGGTGACAGGCTTTTCAATGCCAAATTCTTGGAGTTCATCTTCGAACGTTATCCCATGAAAGTCTTCTTGCTGGAAACTCCCGAGGATGTTAAAAATATGAGACATTCGGTCAGGGACAACCAGGACAAAAAATGGCTTGCTGGACGTGTAACAAAAATCAGAAACATTATGCGGTATAATGGTGCCATGAAAAATCGGTATAATGTTACTGTTCTCCCAAGCGTCGACGAGAAGGATATGCAGAACAATTTAAAGGTACTTCTAGAGGAGTTAAAATGAAATTAGAAAAAGGCCATTACGCTTCCCCTCGCTGGACATACGAAATCCTGGATTGTGCAATGCCAATGACGTTTGATACGTATTCAAATTGCGCACATCAGTGTATCTATTGTTTCAGCTTTTTTCAGCGTGCCATCGGTGACACCGCAGATGATTACCTGCACCACAAAGTCCGTGCAGTAAACGTTGAAAGAATTAAGGAAATGTTCCTTGACCCTGATAATCGCGCTGGGCAATTTGGCCCATACATCAAACGACGAATGACAATGCAGTGGGGAGGCCTGTCTGATGGCTTTGACTGGTATGAAAAGAAGTTTCACAAATCCCTAGAACTTCTTAAGTTCTTTAAGGAAATTGACTATCCGGTTTCCATCAGCACCAAAGGAGTTTGGTTCTTAGACGACCCTGAATACCGTGAAGTTTTGCAGGGTGCTAAGAATACGCACTGGAAATACTCTATTATCACGGACAATGAAGAGCATGTCAAACTCATTGAACCAGGGACACCAACTGCCGCCGAACGTTTTGAGGCCTTACGAAAACTCAATGAGCTTAGGGTTGGTGGAACAACCTTACGTTTCAGGCCTTTCGTTCTGGGGACTTCTGACAAATGTGTTGACAGCATGTTCAGAAAAGCCAGTGAAGCTGGTTGTTATTCTGTAACAACTGAATTCCTTTGCTGGGAAAGTCGTGCTTCAACCACGTCTAGAGAGCGTCTGGAAGTCCTAAGTAAGGTTTTGGGGTATGACGTTTGGCAGTTTTATATTGACAATTCCGCAAGAGCTTCTGGGTTGCTACGGTTGAATTACGACCTCAAGCGTCCCTACATTTTAGAAATGAAGGAAACCGCCGCGAAATACGACCTTAAATTCTTTGTCAGTGATGCACATCACAAGGAAGATTCTTACCACGCTGGGTGCTGTGGTTTGCCGGAAAGTGGTCCTCTGTCTAACGTTAATAGAGGCCAATATGCCCACGCTATCCTTTTGGCAAAACAAAAAGGTTTCGTGCAGTGGTCTGATATTGCGGCAGAAGCACATGATGTTCTAAGCCACATTCCGGTCATTACGGCTGAAGGTTTTCCAAGTGATACAGCAGAACGTGCAAAACGCCACTATCAGTCCATGTACGATTATATGCATGACATCTGGAACAACCCAAAAGGTTGGCAAAGTCCAGCACGATATTTTGGCGGTGCGTTGGTTCCCAGTGCTCCGGACGAAAACGGTGATGTCGTTTACCTTTACAACAAGCCTTTCATTGAAGAGGGTTTGCGGGTCAATTCTGTTAACGAATTAGCGATTCAGCTCAAGATGCTAGGTAAGCCCAACGAAGAACGCTTTAACGAAATAATGAAAGACGGTGGGGATTTTGGTCACGTCGCCTATCCTGTTCTTGTGTTCAGCAAAGGTCGTTGGAAAGACGCAACAACTCCAAAACTTCTGGATGCCGCAAGGGTCAATTACCATCTTGTTGTGCAGGAAGATGAACATGCCTTTTACGAAAAAGCTTTTCCAATGGCAGATATCTTGATTTTGCCATCTGAAATCAAGGATATTGCCGCTGCCCGTAAGCATATGGCAGAAGTCTACCGGGAATACGGTTCAGAATACGTCTGGATGTTGGACGACGATATTTCTGGTTTCTATGTTATTGACCCTGAAACAGAAACACAGCAAGTCCAAAGTCCTCGTGCTTTCTTTAGTGGCCTTGAGGCTTTCGCAAATCAGTACGAAAACATTGCCGTCCTTGGCGGAAACAACGGTTCTTCTGGGAAAGAATTCCATGTCAACACAATTGTTGAAAAAGCTGTCCTGGTAAACGTGTTTGCTGCTGAATTTCCATCTGAAATCAAGGTTCTGGAAATGAAAGCTCACCAGGCGGCTGCCTTAGCCCTTAAAAACTGGGTGACCGTAGAAAATAACCTTTTTGCTGTAAGCGAAGCTCCTGGGCTTCCTGGAGGATGCTCAGGCCTGTATTTGAAGGGTGAATACGCAAAAGCCGTCGATTGGATACATGAACAGTACCCTGAGCACACCGAAGTCAAGGAAGCAAAGAAACCTTTTGAAAAGGAAATCGTTTTCTTGAACACTTGGCAAAATTCCTTGAGAAGTCGAGCAGTAAAGGAGCTGATTAATGGAAGTTGAAGTCACGTTAAACTGTGGGTGCAAGGAAACTGCCGTAATAGAAGCGGCAGTTTTTTCGCCTAAGATTGGCGATGAGATGAAATGCCAGAAACACGGTGCTCAAAAGGTTATGCAAGTCGGGAAACCTTACCATGTTTCCATCGGAATAAAAACGAAGATGGATTCAAATCAAAAAAGGATTGACGAATGACGACTTTAAAGATTCAGAAAGAAAACCTATTACGTGGGTTGTCCTCTGTAAGCAAAGCTGTTGCGCAGAAGGGCATTGTCCCAATTCTTTCAAATATACTTCTTGAGTCTGAGGACGGAAGGTTGAAACTTGGGGCAACCGACCTGGAAATTTCCATTTCTTGCTTGGTTGATGTAGAAGAGATTGAGGAATTTTCTACAACTGTTCCGGCAAGAATTTTCATGGAATTGGTCTCAGCAATCCAAGAAGAGGAATTGACTTTTGAATACAATCCAGAAAAGCTGGTGTTAAAGATAGCAACCGAGAAGTCTAACAACAATGTTAGATGCTTGAATTCCGATGATTTTCCGGACATGCCGGTTATGCCAGAAGAGACGACTATGGAAATGCCGTCAGAAACGTTTGTAGAAATCGTTCAAAGAAGCGTCTTTTCGACAGCGACCTCAGACGCTTCCCAGTTAATGTACAAGGGAGTTTATTTTGAGGCAGTAGATGGGGAGTTGGCAGTTGTTTCAACAGACGGATTCAGATTTTCTTTGGAGACAATGCGTGTTGTTTCTAAGGACTTTAAGGTCATCGTTCCGGCAAATTACCTCAATGAATTTTCAAAAGTTGCGAATAACAAAGTTGAAATTGCAATACTTGAGAATTCGATTATCTTGAGAAGCGGTGATGTAACTGCCGGGATACTATCTATTTCCGGAAAATTCCCAAACATTAGAGAGAAAATCAAAGTTTTTGAGCCAAAAGATAACTGGGTTAAAGTTTCAGCAAAAACCTCAGAAATGTACAAGGCAGTAAAACACGCTTCAATCTTTTGCCCAGAAGAAAAGCGAACCTTGACGTTAGATTTTAAACTAATAACAGAAATCTATGCCCAGGCAGACCAAATTGGCGACAGTCTTGTTTCTGTTGCGATGGAATGTAACGGGGAATCCATTGTTCACCTTAATGCCGACTTCTTGATGGGAGTCTTAAGTGTTGCTCCGGAGAACGTAAAATTTTACACTTCTGGGGAAAATAGTCCTGTTGTCGTAAAATTTGACAGCGAAGAATCGTATACGCACGTGATGATGCCAATAAAGGGTTAAAGTTCAAAAAATAAATTATAATTTCAACCCCTCCCGGAAAGGAGGCATACGTGAGAAGGCTTTTGCTTTGGCTTCTCGTTCAGATTCTGGTGGTCACTATCTTAGCATTGTTTCTGTCGGAATCTTCTTATTTGAGTTTCCTTCAAGCGTTCGCAATCCTTTATGGAATCACGTTTTTGGGAACATTGACAACGGCAGTTGCGACGTATTGGATGGTCAAGAACAGCAAACAATGAATCTAGTGTAAAGAGAAGGCGGCGGCGTGGAAGGACACGCATTCTAGGCTATGCGGAAGTTATATCGGTTGCGATAGCATGGACACTGGTACCGTGTGAAGATATAAGCAGGTGTCGAATCTTGCCCGCCTTCT